GAGACCGCCTTGACACCCTCGGCGCTGAACGTGCCGATCGCATCGCCGCCGGCACCGCAGACGTCGGTACCGAGGTTGCCCGACACCTTGGCGAACAGGTTCTGCTTGGCGCTCAGGTCCGCCGCGGCGGTGAGCGAGATCTGATCGGAGTGGCGAGTGGCCATGGCGGGTTCTCCTTACGCCCCCGCCTTGACGGCGGCGTAGAGCTCGGCGCCTTCGGCGGTGGCGATGAAATCCGCCGTGGCCGCGCGGGCGTCCTTGTTGATCGTCTTCGCGAACTCGGCGCGCTTCGTGTGGAACTTCGCGAGCGGCGACTCGACATTGCCCGCGGCATCGCCCGGGTTGGCACCCTTGGCCTTGCCGGCATCCTTCATCGCCGCATCGGCAGCCTTGAGCACCGTCAGCGCATCGCTGCGGAGCTTCTCGTCCGCGATGCCGTCGATGGCCTTGAGGATGGCGATCTTGCAGATCGACTCGCCTGCGAGATGGCCGATCTCCTCGCTCGCGCGCTTCTCGAAGCGGGCCTGCGCCGCCTCGAGCTGCGACTTGGCGAGCAGTTCGTGCGCGTCGTCGAGCTGCTTCGCCATCTTGGCGGAGAGCTCGCCCTGCGACTTGCGGATCTCGGTGCCGTCCTTGCTCTTGTAGAGCACAGGATCGGCCGCGATCGCCGCCGCGGTCTCGGCCGCGCGCTCGGTCGGCGACTTCGCGAGGAACGTCTCGAGCTCGGTCGGAGCGAGCTTCGCGACGAGATCGCGCTGGTCGGTGGGAAGCGCGGCACATGCGAGCAGCATCGTGCTCAGCACCGTGCTGCGCTTGGTGAGGTTCGCGATCTGCTCGTCCTTGGGATCCATCTTGATTGCCTCGTTCGAGGGTTGTGGCTCGACGTTGGGGCTCGGGTTTGCGGTGGTCGATTTGCTCGCATCGCCGAACGCGACACGCTCGACCGTCACGCCAGGCGCGCGCATCGCCACCGACGAGGAAACCTCGTGCGTGTGGCCCATCGATTCGCCGATCGTGATGCTTTCTCCGTCGCGCACCCACGGATGCGAATGCCAGCCGAACTCGCTGCCCGGCATCGGCTCGCTCGACGTACAGCCCGCCTGCATGTCGTCGACGCCGCATACCAGGTGCGTGTGACCGTCGACAGCGGTGGTCAACACGGAGCGCTTCTCGACGGCGCGCGCCGATTTGTCGAGCGGCTCGCGGATGCCCATACCCGCGATGCTGACGCCCGTGTACTCGCCGCTCTTGAACTTCTCGAGAGCGGCGGCGGACGGCTTGAGGGCGACCATCAGACCGATGGTGTCGGTGGTGACGCCATACGCCTTTGCGATCTCGGGCGTCATCGGCATCGCGAACACCACCTGGCCGGTGGCGTTCGAGTCATGCATCTCGTCGACGGCGCGCGCACCGCTCATGAAGTCGGCGCACGCCTTGATGAAGTCCTGATCGATGTTGTCGTTGTGCAGGTCGAAGTAATCGGCGCCGTCGATCTTCGAGGTGAACGCCCAACAGAAGACGAGCCCGAGCTCTTCCTCGACCTTGACGAGCCGAGCTTCGCCCTTCACATCGCCGGCGCGCTTGATGAGCAACGCGGTCGCCGTCTCCTGTGCGGGGCGATCGACAGCGCTGATGAAGTCGAGCCGCTTCAGCTTCAGCCGGTAACGCTTGCCCATGCGCACACGCTCGTGCGCGCGCGAGCGGTGGTCGATTTGGCCTACTCGAGAACGAGCTCGAGCTTGCAGCGGCAGCCGCGCGTCTCTGACGATGGAGCCTTCGGATCGCGTGGATAGCGCAGCGATACGCCCGACGGACTCTTGAACGCCCGATCGATCGGCTGAGTCTGGCCATCGAGCGTGCGGTGAGTGTTGCGCACGGCATCGTCGCCACGGCTGAGCCACCGCGCCTTGAGTTGCGCCGGCTTCACCGCGCCGCTCTCGACGGCCTGATCGAGCATCTCGAACGCGCCCGAATGCACGGCGTACGATCCTTCGAACAACCCGAGATTGTCGGCACGGAACCGCAATACGCTCATCTCGTAACGGCGCACCATGCCGTCGATCTGCGAACGTCTGATCGTGGTGCCGTCGCGTAGCGCCTGCTCGAGCGTCCGATCCGAGCGACCATCGCGGAGCGCGCGATCGAGGGCGCTGGATAGCTCGCCGTCTTCGAGGGCACGCCGGTACGTCACGATCGTCTTCGCCTGAGCTTCGGTGAGCCCGAGGCCGCCTTGGACGTCGCGTGCGATCGTCTCGATGTCGCGGCCCGCGTTGCGGCCGTCCGCGATCAGCGTCGACGTCGCCGCTCGGACATCCGCCATGATCGCGCGGCGGACATCGGCCACGTTCTGCGCCGCCCACTCGGTGGCGCCGACGCTGGTAGCGTCGAACGACAGCAGCGCAGCTGCGATCGCGGCGTCAAGCCATCGCGCGGTCTCGCGGCCTGCGTCCATGTATGCATCATGTACGTCGGACGCAAACCGATCGGCCGCATCCTCGGTACCGATCACCGCATCGGCGCCGAGCCCGTCATCGATGCGCTGCGCAAGATCCGCGGGCTGATTCTGCTCGCGCATCCATGCTGCGATCTGCAGCCACAGGTCCGAGAGCACCGACTCGACATCGGAGATGATCGGATTCAGCCGTAGAGTCGCCACGACTATTGCCTCGCGTGGCAGTGATACACGGCGCCATCCGGGTCGCGCGTAACGCCATCTTCGAGGATCCGATACGTGGTCGCCACGCCCCCCGGCTCGGTCACGATTACTTGGTCGTTGGGCGCGGGTACCTTGCCGCTCTGGATCGACTTGCCGAGGATGTTGATGCGGCGATCGCTGGCCTTGATGGAGGTTCCGTCGATCTCGCTGTCCGCGAACGATGCCACCCACAGCTTGCAGCGGAAGCTCGCGCTCGTCGGAGTTGTTCCCGCCGACACCGTGCCGCCGCGCGTGCCGGGCGTGATCTTGACGAGCGTTCCCGACAGCACGTGCTTGCTCAGGTGCTTGTTGATCTGCCGCGCGATGTAGCCGCTGATGAGCTTCGGCATGGCGCTCCTAGAACGGCGACCACCGCTTGAGGGTGTCGCAATCGTCGAACTGCGAGCAGCCGTCGGTGCCGAACGACTCGCCGCGCGCGCCGGTGTCGGCAGTCGCGAGTGCCGTGGCCAGCCACTTGCCGATCAACTGGTTCACCACCTGAGGCAACACGGTCGCCGTGCCGTCGAGCGCGGACGTCGGGCGGAAGAACTCGATCGATGTGCCATCGGCGTCGAGCTTCTTCACGTTGTTGCCCGAGTCGAATGCCGAGAGCACATCGGGATCGGTCGCAGCTAGCGCGACGAGCTCGAACACGGCCTGCAAGATCGCCGCAGGCACCGACGCCGAGTCGACGGGCGAGCCATCTGGGTTCACGACTCCCGAACGCGGCCATTGCAGCGTCGTTCCGCCCGCAAGCGTCGCCACGCCCTGCCACGAGGGCCGGTCGATGAAGCGCGTGGCACCCACGAGCAATCGCTTGCGATCATCTCCGTTGGCGGTGAGCGCACGATATGCATCCGCCCCATCGCCGATCATCGTGAGCACGTAGTCGTCGCAGGCGGGCAGGCCGCCATAGACTTCGATCGGGCTCGAGACGCCCGTGATGCTGACCGTGAATGTCATGCGTCACCGTCCATGCGATACATTCGGGGCCGCGGTTTCTTCTTCGCCTTCCTCTTCGCCTTGTCGGCTGGCTCGTCATCGAGCGGCACATCCACCTCGCCCTGGCTCGGATCGGGTGGCGTGCCCGGCGCATTCGGATCGACGGCGCCGCGGCGCGGGATCGTGCCCATCATGTCGGGCGTCATCTCGGGTCGCGGCGGCAGCTTCATCCGCTTGCGCAGCACGTCGGGCGCCTCATCGCCGGGCCGGATCGGGTCGCCTGCCTGCGCGATGAGTTGCAGCGCACGGCACGCGCTTTCGATCGACTCGATCGGCAGCGGCATCGGCCGGACGGTCGGCGTGCACATGTCGGGATCGTAGCCGTTGAGCGCCACGATGCGCCGAGCAGGCCCTGCCGTCGCGGCCGACCCGATGTTCTCGAGCGAGCCGTTGATGACCATGCCGTACATCGCCGTCTTGTCCTCGTGCACCGAGCGAGCGCCTTCGCTGTCGCCCATGAGCAGCCACTCGCTCGCCATTACGCGCATGATCTCGCGGTTGATCGAGTTGATGGCCGCGCGCACCTCGGCCTGCCCGGTGGCCTGGCCCTTGACCACCTCGAAGCCCCACTTTTTGTTCCCACTCGGCGTCGCATCTTGTCCGGTCGCCTTGTACACGGCGGAGTCGATCAGCGCCGAGATCTCGGGCGTCTTGATATGCTTCTCGAGCAGGTCGGAGAGCCACGACGTCTGCGCCTTCACGTAAGCGGCGATTCCCGCCTGGTCGTTGGGGTTGATGCCGGCGGCGACCGCGGCATAGCGAAGCTCTTCGAGCGGAGCGTAGCCGAGCGGCATGCCACGCAGATCGGTTTCGGCCTGCCAGCCTTCGAGCTGCTCGAACCGCTCGACGCGGCGGGCGTGCTCGATCACGTGCCGTAGCACGCCGACGCCGTCGGGGCTGTCGGTGATGTCGTCGTCGACGACGTAGAGCAGGCGCTCGCGAGGGAGGTAATACGTGTTGCCGCTCTTCGTGCGCTGCTCGACGCCGATCCACGGCGATTGCTCATCCGCCTTATCCCAGCGCTGGATCGACCACTGCGGGCGATGCTGCAGATCGGCGGTGATGATCGCACCATCGCTGCGCCGGCGCATGATCTGCTCGAACATCACGAAGCCCTTGAACGTCGAGCCAAAGCCCGCTTTGGCCACGATGCGGTTCCAGGGGCGGCTCATCGACGCATCGATGAGCCCTTCCTGCACGAGATCTGCGCACTTCTCGGCGTCGCTGCCGCCCATCGGATTCGGCTCGACCGACCACTCCGCGGTGCCGTGCAGCTTCGTCCACACGCGGACGGCCGCGGCCACAGTGATGCAGTTCGCCACCGTGTTGTCGAACGTGATCCACTTCTGATCTCCAGAGAGCGATGCCTTGCGCTCGCCACTGAACAGGTAGCCGCTCGGCGCCCACACGCCATCGGTTCCCGCGGGCTTCGTGACGGGCACCGTCTTGCGCGAGAACAGGCCGCGGAATGCGTCGTAGAGTCCCATGGCTGCGAAGGTGAGGGTGGGCTGTGGGTGGGCGGTGGTCGATTCGGTCTTAGTTGCCGATCACAAAGCCGCCCG